CAATTGAAAAAGTATGAAACAGAAGTGATTGAATGTGATAATGGTGATGCGATCATTCAATTTCCAGAAGAACTTACAAAAGAACTTGACTGGAGAGTAGATGATGTGTTATCATTTGATGTAAAAGACGGTGCGATTTATATTCGGAATATTTCAAAGGAAACCCGAGACATGACAAAAGTATTTAATGATGTAAAAACATTTATGCAAGCAGCAGGACAAAATTGTCCGAACAAACCAACAGGCAAAAATAATCTGTCCACACTATATGGGACACTAATTGCTGAAGAGTTTTCGGAGTTTGTCACCGCATATTTTAACAACAATTCAGAAAAGGAACTCGACGCATGTTTTGATATGATTTGGGTTATTGTTGGCTATATGCACTCACGGGGATGGGATGCTGATGCTGCATGGGATGAAGGTGCTAAAAGCAATCTTTCGAAAATTGATAAAGAAACAGGTAAGGTTATCCGCCGAAATGATGGTAAAATTCTAAAACCACAAGGCTGGCAAGAACCAAACTTCAAGAAATTTGTATAAGGAAATTAATATGGTTACCAATGATCTAGCAAAGCTTATTGCTGAACAGTGCAATCTGCCAAAGGCAGAAAAATATGATATGGTTCTTCGGGACTATGATGATAAAATTGAACTTATCGGATATGTTCCTGATCCGACTTACAACATGAAAGACTTTGTGGGTCGTGAAATGCTTTTCCCAAAACGTTGGGTAACACTTTCTGTTATTCCAGCATCAACAACTTTTTAAGGATTAATTATGGCAAATATTCAACTTCTAACATTCAAAACTGGACAAACCATCCTTGCTGATCTATCATATGATGATGGTGTATACACTCTAAAGACTCCGGTCAATATTGTTCCTCAACAAACTGAAAAGGGAATGATGCTGGGATTCCTACCATTCCTTGACTATTCAGAGGAATTCAAAACTGGTATTCAAATTTCAGAAGAACTCGTTATGACTGTGAATACTCCTGTTCGTGAACTTGTGAATCAATACAATCGTGTATTCGGTTCAGGTATTGAGATTGCATCGAATATTCCAAACGTGTAAATGACTCAAAATTACTACACTAATGTAATGTGTGTAGGCAACAACATTCTGTTTAGGGGTGTTGAAAATGGTCGGCGTGTAAAGAAGAAACTTCAATATGCGCCGACTTTGTTTTTGCCTTCCAATAAAAAGTCCGAATGGAAAAGTCTTCATGGGGAATATCTTGAACCCATGCGATTTGGTGAAATTCGGGAAGCCCGTGATTTTGTCCGTCGATATGAAGAGGTAGAGAACTTTAAGATCTACGGCAATTCTAATTTTCAATATTCATTCATTGCTGACCAGTTTCCGGGGCAGATTGATTGGGACATTGATCAACTAGCAATTGATTGTATTGATATCGAGGTTGGTTCTGAGAATGGTTTTCCTGATCCATATCTTGCGAATGAACCTATTACTGCCATTTGTCGTATTCGTGTTGGTGGTTCAACAGTTGTTTATGGATGTGGTGATTATAACAACTACGATGATTCAGTTCAGTACATTAAATGTAGGGACGAATACAGTCTTTGTAAAAAGTTTCTTGAAGACTGGTTCTATGATTGTCCAGATCTTTTGACTGGTTGGAACGTTAAGTTCTTCGACGTTCCATACTTGGTGAATCGATTTATAAAAATTCTGGGTGAAGACCAGATGAAACGTCTTTCTCCATGGAACAACGTTGGTGAACGTAAGACCGTTCTAAAAGGTAAAGAGCAGACCTTCTATGAAATCGGTGGGGTTTCTGTTCTTGACTACCTTGAACTCTATATGTGGTACGCTCCGAATGGAAAATCACAGGAAAACTATAAGCTAAACACTGTAGCCAATTCAGAGATTGGTGAAGAAAAGATTTCATATGATGAATATGATAATCTACATAGCCTGTACAGACTCAATCACCAAAAGTTTATTGAATACAACATTCGTGACACACAACTTGTTTTGCGAATTGATGATAAGCTTAAACTGATTGAGCTTGCTCTGACTCTGGCATATGACACAAAAACTAATTATGGTGATGTGTTTGCACAGACTAGGATGTGGGATGCTCTGATCTACAATTATCTTCTTGAGAAGAAGATTGTGGTTCCCCCGAAAGTTATCAAAGAGAAATCTTCTGCCTTTGAGGGTGCTTATGTTAAAGAACCACAGATCGGTAAACACGAATGGGTTGCAAGTTTTGACTTGAACTCTCTGTATCCACACTTGATCATGCAGTACAATGTTTCACCTGAAACTTTGGTTGAACCAGAGAACTATACAGATGCAATGCGAAAAGTCATTTCTTCAGGTGTTTCTGTTGACAAGCTTCTAGATAAGAGTGTCGATCTTGATGGGATCAGTGGAGTTACAATTACTCCAAACAATCAGTTTTTCCGGACAGACATTAAAGGATTTCTTCCTGAGATGCTTTCTGGAATGTATGATGACCGTAAAAAGTATAAGAAGTTGATGCTTACTGCGGAACAGGAGTACGAGAATGAAACAGATGAGAGTAAAAAATACGAAATTGAAAAGAGGATTGCTCGATACAATAATCTACAGTTAGCAAAGAAAGTTGGTCTGAACTCTGCCTACGGTGCAATGGGATCACAGTATTTTAGATTCTATGATCTTCGTATGGCACTTGCAGTAACTACAGCAGGACAGTTGAGTATTCGTTGGATCGAGAAAAAGATCAACGACTACATGAACAAGATTCTTGGTACTGATACTGATTATGTTATTGCATCGGATACAGATTCGATTTATCTTCGTCTAAATGAACTTGTTGAAAAAGTTTATGGTGCTGAAGGAATTGTTCAGTTGCCTAAACAGAAGGTGATTGAATTTATGGATCGTGTTTGTGAAAACAAGATTCAACCATTCATCAATAAGAGCTATCAGGAATTGGCAGACTATGTTCATGCATTTGAACAGAAAATGCAAATGAAACGAGAAGGTCTTTCTGATCGTGGTATCTGGACAGCAAAGAAACGTTACATTCTTAATGTTTATAACAATGAGGGTGTTGCCTATAAGGAACCACATTTGAAAGTTATGGGTCTGGAGATGGTTAAGTCTTCCACCCCTACTATTGTTCGTAAGAAGATGAAGGAGTTGATCAAGATTATTGTTAATGGAACCGAGGAAGAAGTTCATTCTTTCATTGCAGATTTTAAACAGGAGTTTAAAACTCTTCCACCAGAAGAGATTTCATTCCCCCGTGGAGTTAATGGTCTGAAGGAGTATTCGGATTCTGTGACACTATATAAGAAGGGAACCCCAATTCATGTGAAGGGTGCCATTCATTATAATGATCAACTGAAAAAACATAAACTCGAAAAGAAGTATGAGTTTATTAAAGAGGGTGAAAAGTTGAAGTTCACCTATCTGAAAACTCCGAATCCGATTAGAGATAGTGTTATTTCATATCCAACAAGACTACCAAAAGAATTTGGATTGCATGAATATGTGGACTACGATCTACAGTTCAGTAAAACATTTATTGAACCGATTCAGGTTATTTTGGATTGTATTGGTTGGACAGCAGAGAAATCATCTTCTTTAGAGGACTTTTTTAACTAGTGTTTAACTTCATACCATATTTAACTGCTCTTTCGCTTTCGGGGATTGCTGGCTATTATTCAATTGTTGGTTTAGCCAAGATTTTCCCCGGAGCATTTTTACCTGTTATTATAATGGGTGCTGTTTTAGAATTATCTAAATTGGTGACAGTATCTTGGTTGTATTACAATTGGAAAACTACAAATATCCTAATGAGGACGTATTTTCTCATAGCAATTATTTTGCTGATGGGTATAACCTCAATGGGTATATTTGGGTTTTTATCGAGAGCGCATATTGAAACGAATATGGTATCTGGTGCAAATACTGTTGAATTACAAACACTTGAGGAGAAAGAAAAAAACCTAAGAGCAAAATTAAGTTATCTTCTAAAGAAAGCAGGAGATAATCCAGAAAGAATTAGTAAAAGAACAGATCAGGCAATTCAAGAAGTTCAGAATGATCTGGATAAAATCGTTGAGAAAAAGCTTCCATTATTAAAAGTTCAGAATGAGTTGAAAGGTGAAATCGGTCCCATTCAATATATTGCAGAAGTTTTTTATGATAAAAACGATGAACAATTTTTAGATAAGGCAGTACGGTTGGTTATATTGATTATTATTATGGTTTTTGATCCCCTTGCGGTGCTGTTACTTATTGCAGCGAACAAAACTTTAGGGTATAATAGGCAGTATAATTCGGACTATGAGATGGTAAAAAAAACCGATATTTTTGAGATGAGGTAATCTATGAGTCTTCTTGACAAACTAAAAAAGAATAGCACAATTAAAGATACTGCTATTCTTTCTAAATCAAAATTCTTTAC